ATCTTGACAATGCCCTCATCGTCAATGGCAACCGCGCCAGCGGAAAACATTGAAGAAACCAAGAAGCTGGTTTTTTCTGGGACATAGTTGATTTCAGATTTTTGGTTCATGCCGATACCCATACCCATTGCATCCTTGTGGAATGCAAAGCATGTGCGGGTTGACGGCTTTGGCAAGCCACCTTCGTCACGATCACCAATTGAGATGAACTTGAAGCCGAGGTAGGTGTCCACGGCCCCTTGGACAAGAGCCTTGATCGTGTTGAAATCGCTTGATTGCACTTCAGTTTCACCCAACAGGCCAGCAAGGTTGTTGGCGTGGATGATCATAACGCGGCCTTCGGCTGGGACGTTGTTTTGATCCAACAGCTTTTTGGCTTCAATCAGCTTTTCAATATTCAGGTTTGTGCCTGCGCCACCAACGGTAGTCGCAACGGTCAGCGTTGTGCCTGATGCGTTAAGGGCATCAATAACCAACTGATCCATACGTCTGCCGATGGCCCCTGAAACTACTTGCACTAATTCACGGCGCTCGTCAAAGTTGACTTTCTGCTGTGAAAAGATATCGCTGTATTCAGCGGCTATGTAGTCAGACATCGTTGCTGTGACTTGTGAGTAAGTCACGTTTAGTGGTGTCACGTCAGTTTGCGGTACGCGAACTGTTGCGGTGCCTTTCCCAATTTTAGGGAACTTCACCTGATTGCCTTCGACATTTGTACGCTCGCGAGTTAAGCCAGCCAAGGCGCGTTGGGCCTGAAAAGCTTGTTTCACTTCTGCGTCAAAAAGCTGTACGAAAGCATTGGAAATGCCTACTGCCATTTTCCTATTCCTTCCATTACAAAGTAAAAACGATTTAACGCCAAACAGGTATCCTTCCGGGCTGTGGCTTGGGCATATACGCTACGCCCCCAAGCGTTTGCGACAGGTCAAAGGCTTGATTATCTGTCAAGGGTGATTTTATAGAAAAATGCGGCAATTGTAAACAACTGCCGCACTTGGATTAAATGGTTGAGTATTCTTGGGTGCCGTACACCTGCTCAAACATTTTTTCAACCTTGGCCCGATACGCCGGGTCATTGTTGTACTCAGGCTTGCCAACCATTGCCATCAGTTCTTCTTTCGATGGCGCACCATTGATAGGCCCAACCTCAACCGGGATAGGCTTGTCACCGTAATAGCTACGCACTTTCTGCAAGGCGCGTAAACCTTGGGCGGTTCCACCCATTATCTTGAACTCTTCAAAATCAGCATCTGACCAAACGCCCTTGCGAACCAAGCCAGACGCCCAGTCGGTCATCGACTTAATCGTGACATCAGCATTCGGGCCAAGCTTTTCATATTCTTCTTTATATGAGATCTCAGCTTGCTGACTTTCGCCTTGAGCCATTTCAATAAATGTTCCAGCCAATTGCTCAAATGCCGCTTGGCTGACGCCATTTTCTTTTGCCCAGTCTCTATAAACATTATAAAGAGGGTCATCGTCACTAATCCCGGCCTGCTCAAAAATGCTCGTATCATAATTCTCAGGGGCTTTATGTTTTCCCTGAGAAAACTTTTTTTGCAGTTCATTATATGACTTAACAAGGTTTTCAAGATCCGGGCCATCATCGTCATTCCAAAACTTTTCGGGATACCAGTCTGGACGTGCCAGTTCTATTTCCTCATCTTCTTTGGCAACAGTCACGCTGTCTAGCGATGGCTCATTGTCAGGCAGTTGATGTGAAATAGTTGTTTCTTCGACTTGCTGTTGGTTGTCGTCACCCTCAACTTGGGCTTCGGCCAACAGACCATCTGTATCGTTCATAGCGTCCTCGCTCTGTTCATGCGCCGCTCAATTTCTCTGACCAGACTATTCTGGCCCTCTCTGGCATAGCCGTGGCTGGCATCCTCACCGGGATACCAAGTAGGCTGTTCAATCGTTACTGATCGCAGATGGGTGAGCAACTTTTGCCCATCGTCACTGCCAAAGACGCGAAGATAAAGACGATCGACATCATCTTTATCAATTTGCTGTTTTTCCGCTATTTTAGGGTCTACAGACTGTAGCCCTTCCCAACCATCAGGTATCATTTACATCGTTCCTTCTGGTGGTGCCTCTCCCTCAACTGGCGCACCACCCTGTGCTTGTGCCTGCATCTGCATCATTTGTGCGGCCTGTTCCATCATCCGCTGACGCTCTTGTGGTGTGGTGCGTAATTCCGCTGGCACACCCAGTTTGTCAGCCACATAATCTGCAATAGATCCTGTCTTGACAGCCATTTGACCTTCTGGGCCAAGCGCTGATGACATCTGCACCCACTGCATGATTTTTTCTATATCGCCCATATTCTGTGCTTGTGCAATAGGGCTGACAGGCGTGACCTTTACCTCTAGCCCATTAACGCGCAATGGCATCTCAATCATGCCGCGCTCATCCATCACATACAGGATACGCGATACCAGCGGCACCATAGTTTCTGTGATTAACCGACCAAAGGCAGACCCAAGGTTCTGGGCCAGTTCCTTCATCCTTTCTGCGATTTCTGTAGCAGACCGGGCCGACATATTGTCAGGCGGCAGTGTGTCGTCTAGCAAAATCTTTTTGACGTTCATACGCAAATCATTGATCACGATCTGCGACACATTGAAATCACCAGAGCGCGGCATCTGACGCAAGCTTTCGCCTTGTGGGCCACCGTTACGCGCAACCGGGATAATGGCACCCGGCGCAATCCGAATATTTTGCGGGTTCAACACGCCGTCATCAGCCGCCGTGTAGACGCCAGCAATTGACAGGCTGGCATTCTTCAATAGCAGTTCTAGCGTTTTGTTCAGCGTCTTGATGTCGGGGATGGCAGTGACTAGCGGCCCCCGGCCATAGATCTCACCCGCCACTTTCATATACCGGGCCACGATCCAAGGCGATGATTTCATGCGGCGCATAAGCAGGCCAGCTTTGCCCTCTGCCCAAATGACGTGATAGCAATAGTCGCCCTTGTCCGGGTCATACAATGTAGCCTCAACCAAGTCGATTTCCTGAGTAGGCTTGTCATCAATCATGCGCTGTAGGCGCTCTGGTATTTCGGCATCAGTCCAATGCTGTTTGATGGCTTCGGCCTTTAGACGCATCCGGCGGTAGACGTTGTCAACCTTGCCGTGTGCGCCCTCTTCGATGCTGACCAAATACTGTGGCACAGCGGTAAAGCGAATAGGCGTCATGTCATCGCCGGGCTGTACCAGCATGACGGCGGTGCCGACAGCCAGATCCAACAAAAACTCACCCATAGCCAGATCAAAATTAGATTGCCGCAACAGGCTGAACATTATGTCGGCGTACATGTCCAGCGCCATTTGCGCTTCTAGTCGGCGCTCCTCTGGGATATCCGGCCCCGGCTCTAAGCGGCACCACGGGGCATATGGCGGGAACAGGCCAGACTGAATGCGGTTGGCAAAGCGCTGTGTCGCATTGATGGCGGTACTGTCGAACACCCGCGCCATTTTGTTTTGGCCGGGTGCGCCGCCGCCTTCGTAATAGCCGTCATAAAGATTGCGCTGTGGCAAGCCAAACTCATAGCAATCCTCATAAATCTGACGCCAGTTATCTTTGCGGCGCTGGGCCACATCGTGACGCTTTAGGATATCTTCAACGCTATGCATTAGCTTTATTCCTTTTGCTTATAGCCGCCGCTTTTGACTTGGCGTCTGCTTTTGAACTAGCGCCCCAAGCGCGAAGTGATAAAAGCAGACGCGTTGGTTCACCTTTTTCGTCACGCTCCGGCCCCGGCATGTTACCCATCCGGGCTAAGAATGATGCCCGGCGTGGGTTGTCGCCGCTCTTTACTGGCGCTTTAAGGTTCATGCCCTGCGCCCTAGCAGACGCGCGGCCCTTTTCGTTTAGACCGCCCTTTGGGTTTTTGCCCTCAGATCTTTGCCAAGCCGGACTAGCCACGCGCCGCCCTCATATTGTCAATCAAATTAGGGTATGGACGGCCAGCTTTCTTTGCCGCCCTCATTGCGCTACGCTTCTTAGCCGGGCTAAGTTCCTTTGGCTTGCCAAGATCCTTTGGCCGTTTTTTATCCCAAACGTCTTTAGGCATAATCTTTTTTCTTTGCCATTTTGGTTTTCATGTTGGCCTCAGTTACCCGGCCACCAGTCTGCCGTGCATATTCTTTGGCCGCTTTCATGCCAGCCCTGCTGTAAGCAAAGTGGCGGGTCTTTCCATCTTGAGATACTACCTTTGGCATTTATACCCCCAGTCTTGATACGTTTGATAACAGTGATCTATTGGAAAGTTGTGTTTTACCAGCCTTTAAACGCTTCAGACGCTCTGCCTCAGTTTCTTTTGCAAGGTCACTGCGAATGACCTCTTTACTACCAAGCTGTTTTTTCTCTTCATCTTCATCAGCGCCAAACGGCAATAAGATTGGCGTATCTCTGCCACGATCAGCGGCGGCGGCTCTGGCCTTGTCTCTCTCAGGATCACGGCCAGTCAATTGTCCAGACGCATTGTAAACGCCAGTAACACGGCCTGTCCTTGGGTCTACAACTGCGCGTGAGCCGGGTTGGCTCAATACATCTTTCATCATTCTGCCCATAGACTGGGCGGCATAGTTTTGCAGTGGCTCAAACCCGGCACCGGGAATTATCGCCGCCGCAATCTTTTGCATATTAGTCATGTTTTTTAGATTTTTTGCGCCTAAATCAATTTGGGCGTCTAGTTTCTTTTGTGCGTAATCTCTAGTCACATTATAACCACTATCAAAGCCTCTATCACGGCCACCACGGTCAGCCTGCATACCGCTTCGCTCACTGCCACCTTCGCGGCCACCGCCAGCTTTCTCTCTACCAGAGCCACCACGTTCGGCAGGTGGATATGACGGGATGCCCTTGTGCAACTCACCCGTGCCGCCACGCGCCTTTAACAGTGCGGCCTCATCCGGCGTGATATAAGCCAACAAGTGACGCTGGCCTCTGATACTGGTTTTGCGTGGTGGGTTTTTTCCGGGCATAGCTTATCCTAACGTGGTCTGGACGCCCTGTTCGGCATCTTCGCGGGTTTTAGACAGTAACATGCGCTGACCGCCGACACGCCGGGCGCGTTGCCGGGCGACAATCTGCATACGCTTTTCTTTTTCTTGCTGTTCAAGCATCGCCTCTTGACGCGCTTGTGCGGCTTTTAATTCTGGATCTGGTGCCGGGGCTGATGGCGTTTTAAATAATCCGCTCACTGGTAATACCTCGCATACATTCGATAACTGGCACCATCGGGGCCGTAGTGTTTTAGTAAACCCTCTGGCGTGAATTGTAACGCATCTGCCCACCTAACAGCAAGGTCATTCTCTATATTTACCGTTAACTGCAACCGCCTCAATACCATATCGGTAGCGATCAGGTTGAAATAGCGGTAGGCACCCC